TAGCGCTCGAGCATGCTGCGCGTCTTGTGCCCCGTAATGGCCATGCATGTCGAGTCGTCCGTCCCGGCCCGTTTCAGGTTCCGCACCGCTGTCCGACGGAGGTCGTAGGGAATCGCCCCAACGCACCCGACGACGCGACACGCATGACGCCACGCTTTGCGGTAATCGACCACTCGAACCGGGTCCCCCGCGACGAACCCCGGTCGGGGGCTGCTGGCGTAGCGTCGCCAAAAGATCCACGGCACGAGCCGCCCAGTCTCCTGCGCATACGCGACGCGACGTGCCCACGCCCGCTCGATGATGGCCGCGAGCGGCCCCGCCAGCGGCACCCACCGCGGCTTTCCCTTGTTGGCGCGCTGGCCGCGCACGAGCCGTAAGGCAGCCGTCTCGCGATCGACCGCCGTCCACTCAAGATCCCGAATCGCCCCTGGCCGCATCCCGAGCCAGGAAAACCACTCAAGAAAATCCGCGAGCACCTCGTCGCTCATGCGGATCGTGTCGAGCAACGCCACGACCGTATCGTCCCCGAGGAATCCCTCGCGGACGTTGTCCTCGCGGAGTTTTGACGGAAACGCCGGGACGTGCAGCACCGTCGGCGGCGTCACCCGGGCCCCGAGCCGATAGGCCCGGCGCAGCGCCTCGAGGCGCCGGTTGATGGTCGCCGGCTTGACGGTGCCCCGCCACGCGTCAACGCAGCGCTCAAGCGCGGCCGTCGAGACGTCGGCGGCGAGGCGCCCAGCCCCGAGCGCCGCACGCCACGCCGCCCGGTGGCCCGGCAGATTCCGCCGAGTCGGCCGCTCCTCGAATGCATAGCGTGCGTCGAGGTCCTCAAACAGCCGTTCCACGGTGACCTGCCGGGCCTGGGGGGCGGGTGGGTGGCCTGCGGCCAGCTCGCCCAACCGAGCCTTGAGAATGCGCAACGCCTGTTGGGCGTCGCGCGTGCCGCTGTTTTCGCGATGCTGCACGCCGCGCACGAAGAACTCGACCACGTAGTTGCCATACGGCATCCCGTGGCGGCTGTGCCGGAAGATCCGGCCGAGCCCGTAATGTCGTCGGCGGCTCATGGAATTGGCTCCCCGCGGTGAAAGGCCGCGATCTTCCGACGCGAGTACATCCATTGCCCGCCCACGCGCTGGGCGCATCGCAGCTGTTTGCCCTTGGGGCTGCGCAGCCAGCGCTCACTCTTGAGTTTCAAGAGCGCCATGGCTTCCGCCTTTGACACGGCGTCGCTCGGATCGGGCTCGGCCGTGCGCCCGTCCGTGAGGCGCTCGCCGACGGCCATAGTCAACGCCGCGAGGCGCGCGAGCGTTCCACCGAGTGCGTGCTGCGGCACACGCGACACGGCCTCGACCGTGGGAAGCGGAAAATCATCGCGCCGCGCCACTCGCACGCTTGAATGCCCCCGTGAATCGCCGAATCCGTTCTCCGCCTCACCACCACCCCGCTCTGTGCGCTGGCAGACCTGCCATTCTTCCGCGTCGGTGCGGCGGCGCTTGTACGGTGATTGCCACAAGGTGTCAATATGGCTTACGCATGATACATGCCGAAAACCGTGCATAACACCCAGATTGAACGCAGAAAACGGCTCCGCTACGCGGCAAAGCATATGGGACGTCCACCACAGCCACCACGTAGCTATGTCACGCGGCATATGCGCTTCCGCCGCCCACTCGACAATGCGCTCCGCAAGGCCGCCCTCGAGGAGCGCCGGACGTTTAACGATCTCGTTCAATTAGTCTGCGAAGATTGGATTGCGCTGCGCACGGGCGGCGAGCGCTTAGCGCCCACGGTCCTCGGTCGCGGCGCGCCTCCGCGACCCCGCCATCGCCGCCGGCAACCCGGCGAGTCGCCGCGCCAACCGTAGCTGCTCGGCCGGCGCGTCGGGGTGCACGAGCGCCGCCCACTCAAGCACGATTCGTGCGTCCGGCACGCGGCCCTCGCGCCGCCAGCGGGCAAGCGACTGGAGCGAGATCCTGAGGGCCTGCGTGAGCGCCGACGGACCGCCGGCCTTCTGGATGCTGACATAGACAATGTTACTCGGGAGCTGGCGGCGGCCGTTGCGTGGCATGCCGGAGGCTCTACCAGAGCCCGCCTCGATACGCAACTATCTGATAGTAACGGTCTTGACACTATTGGGGCGCGGCAGTAGTCTTAGAGGGCATGATGAATCGCTACGCCACGGAGAGCGCCGGCGCCGTCCGCCCGCGGTACACGTGCCCGCGCGTCGTGAGCGTGCCGAGCCACGGGGCCCCGACCACGAGCGCCGCGCACACCCGCTTGCGCACGGCCGCCGGGTCCAAGTCGAGCGTCGTGCACGCCGGCCGGAACGCGAGCGGCCAGTCCTCCGTGTCGTCCATAAGCCATCGCCATGCCATGGCGTATGGTCTGCTCGTGCGTGGGTAGCGGTGGAGGTCGATGAGCGCTCCCATAAAGACCGCGAGCACGAGCCGCCGCTCCCCGGAGAGCTCGCGCCGCCGCGCGCGGAATTCCTCAAACAGCGCGTCGGCGTCGGTCGGATCGGGGCCCGCATCCGGTAACGCCAAGCGCCGCTGCCCGCCCGAACGCAACGCGGCCCCTTGCGCTCTCAGGCCGCGAAACGCAAAGAATGCCACGCTAACCGCCGGTTATCACATGGCGCCCACCGAGGAAAAGCAGCCAGCTATGGAACCTGATAGCGTTACACTGCCCGCCGAGGCCGCCGCCGCGGCTCCCGTCCCTACCGCCGTCCCCGAGCTCGTCGCCGAGGGCTTGGTCCTCGGCAATCCCGAGGCGCTCGCCGCGCAGCTCGAGAGTTTCTCGAAGGCGCGCGGGCTCTTCGTCGATTGGCTCTTTAACCGCCTCGTCGCGGGGATCGATTTCATGGTCATTCACCGCAAGGTCGGGCCGCGCAACGCGAAGACGCCGTGCCCGAATGCGGGCGACGCCAAGGGTGCCGGGTGCCCGACGTGCGGCGGCAAAGCCACGTTATGCAAACCCGGGTCGGAAAAAATCTGTGGTTTGTTGCAGTTACGGCCCCGTTTCAAGCGCGACGTGGAAACTTGGGAGATGCTCGGCGGCGAGGCCGGGCTCATGACGTTGGTGTGCGAGCTGGTCACGACCGCCGGCGTCGTCGTCGCCGAGGGCCGCGGCGCGCGCCACCGTGACCAGGATTTCGGCGACGTGAACAAAGCCGTCAAAATGTGCCAAAAATCGGCGCAAACCGACGCCGTGCTCCGCTGCGCCGGGCTCTCGGAGATCTTCACGCAAGACCTCGAGGATTTGCCCGGATGGGTACGCGACGCGGCCGACGAGCCGGCGCCCTTCGAGGCGCCCCGCCGGCAGAGCGAGCCCGCGCCCGCACCGCCCACCGACCCGCAAGGCGAGCTCGACTTGGCTGACCAGCTCCGCCGGTCGGTCGCCGAGGCCGCGGCCCGTAAGGCCGCCGCCCCCGGTCGCCCAGCCCCGACGCCCGCGCGCCCCGCCGGCGACGAGCCGCCCCCGGGCGATGCCCTCAGTAAGCCGCGCATCGGCCGCTTGATGGCGCTCTTGCACGAGGCGGTCGAGAAGCAAGGCGTGCCCGACGATTCACACGAGGAAATGTTTAACCGTGCGCTCGACTGGCTCGCGGGTTGGGTCGCGACGACCCAAGGCCGCAGCAAGGTCACGCATTGCTCGTACAAGCAGTACGACGCGCTCTGCGCGCAGATCCCCGTGGCCGTTGAGGCCGCGCTTGCCGGCGAGCGCCGCCCGGCTCCCCGGCTCGTGCGTCGCACGTACGCCGCCCCGCGCCGCCCGCTCCGGTGACAACGCTCTCGAGCGACCTCGAGCCCGCGCCCCGCGTGCTCGACTTCGATCCGGCGTCGCATACATACCGGGTCGACGGCGCCCCCGTGCCAAGCGTCACGCAATTGCTCGACGACGCCGGCTTGACGCCCGATTATTCGGTCGTGCCGCCCGCAGTGCTCCAACACGCCCGCGAGCGGGGCCTACACGTTGACGCGTGTTGCGACCTCCTCGACGCCGACGATCTAGACTGGCGGAGCGTGCACCCCGAGGCGCTCCCGTACGTCGAGGCATGGCTCGCCTTTCGGGAGCACGAGGGCTTTACGCCGGTCGCCTCGCAAGTGCCGCTCTACCATCCGACCTATGGCTATGCCGGCACGCTCGACGTCGTCGGCCTCTTGCCGGGCAACCGCCCTGTCGTCGTCGAGCGCAAGTCAACGGCCAAGATGGCGGCGACGTACGCATTGCAGACCGCCGGCTATGCGCTCGACGGCATGTGGTTTGCGCCCCCGGGCGGCGGTGTGCTGACGCCCGTGCCGTGGGGGCCGCCGGCCCGGCTCGGCGTGCAGCTCCGCCGCGATGGCTCCTATCAGCTTGTGCCCTACGACGACCCGGAAGACCTTGCGGCCTTTCTCGGCGTCGTGGCGCTCGGGCGGTGGCGCGGCGCCCGGCGTGCCTTGCAACCCATCCGACGGGCGCGGTAGCGTTACGGCATCCGGCGTGCTATAAATTGCTTCGAATGGTTCGCGGCAGAAAGTGAGAAACACCAATGTTCAAGACCTTATTGCTCGCGGCGAGCCTCGCCGTCCTCTCCACCGTCCCCGCCTTTGCGCAGGGCATCGTGCTCCACCGGGGCTACATCACCGGGAACGGGACGTACGTCGCGCCGCACTATCAAACGGCGCCCAACGGAACCCGGCTCGATAACTGGTCGACGCAGGGCAACAGCAACCCGTTTACCGGTCGGCGTGGCACAGAGCTGCCTTTCCCGATGCCGACGTGGGGCGGGATGCGGCCCTACGGGGGGGGGTACCGCTAACGGGACCGACGGGGCCGCGGCGCGACTTGCCCGCGGCCCCGACCCCGCGCTAGCGTTACAACATGAGCGCCCCGGCCGCACCGCCGCCCGTGCCTCCGCCGAGCGAGTGGCTCGCCACGGCCCTCTTTGAAATCAAAGGGACGCTCGGCGACCATGGCGCCACCTTGGCGCGGCTCGACGAGCGCACCGCACAGTTGAGCGCACGCGTCGATAAGGTGGACGTGCGGTTGTGGTGGCTCGTCACGTTCATGTTGACGAGCCTCGCGGCCCAAGTCGCAACCCTCGTCGCCGTCTTGCTGCGGCGCTAGGGCTCGTCGGCCGCGCGCCGCAGCCGCTCGAGCGCGTCGTCCTCGAGGTTCGCCAAGACCTCGGGCGGCAAGACCTCGGTCACGTCGAGCGGTCCGAGGCGCACCGCGAGCGCGACCCAATCGGGATCAGGCGGTGTGTCGCGTGTCACCTCCGCGCCGCGGATGGCGTCGTAGACCTCGACCGTGAGCGGCAGCTCGACCTCGACCGTGTAGCGCATGCGGCGGGCGGCGCCGCGCGGACGCCGCGGCCGGCCCGTGTAGCATACCGCCCGCGCCGCGCCTATGAGCCGTCGCAGCTCGGCGAGCTGGACGTCGAGGGCTTCAATCGCCGACATCCCGATTAGCCCAGCTGGTCGTGCACGAGGTCCTTAAAGAAGCCCGGGCCCGCGCTCGAGACCGCCGTGAGTCGCCCGCCACCCTCGATCGTCGGCCGCAGTGCGATCCACGTCTCGTACGCGTGGTCCCAGAAACTCACTTCGTCGGCGAGCACCGACGTAAACGTGTGTTGCCGCGCTTGCTCCTCGCCTTCCCCGAGCGCGACGATTTCCGACCCATTCGGGAAGCGCAGAAACCCAATCGAGTATTCCACCTCGCACACGGGAAACGTCGCCGGCAAGTGTTCGTGAATGAACTTCGCGCGCCGCACGAGCTCGGCCGATCCTTCCGTCTCGGTCTTGCCGAGCTTGCGCGCCATGAACGCGCATTTCGCATTCGCGTGAAACCGCGCGAGCCAGTAGTTGACGGCGACAAAGAGCCACGTCACCACCATGCGCCGCGACTTCGGAATGGCCAGCAGCGGGTGCTCTTGCCACCGCCGCACCAAGAGCTCGGCATACTCGTGCGACGGGTAGCGCCGCACGCGGCCCGACACCTCGTCGCGCGTCCACACGCAGTCCCGCACGAACGCCCACGGGTCGCCGTCCTGGCCATACGTCGCGAGGGTTTTCCGTTGCTCGAGGAGCAAGCGCGCCGCCGCGCGCATGGCGAGCGGATGGTCGGGGCCGAGGACCCGAGTCGCACCGGCGCCGGGCTCGGCCATTTAGGCGAGCTCCACGAGCCAGAGCGTCCCGGCCCACGTCGCGGCGGTCTTCAGCGAGTTGCCGGCCGGGCAGAAGCCGACGACGTGATACGTGTGTGCGCCCGCGGCCGGCGTATTGACGGCCATCAGCGCGGGCAACGGCATGACGAGGTTGCCGGCCCCGGGCGTCACGCAATGGCGCTCGCCCGCGACGATATTGGGCGTCACTTGGTCGAGTGCCACCCCCGTCAAGACGTACGTGTCGGTATTCGCGGGGGCGAGTACCCACCAGCCCGCCGAGACGAGGATGACGACCGTCCCGCCGCTCGTCGTAATCGCCTGCGTCGTGACGTCGGTCCACGCGGCCCCGCCGGTGAGCGTGTAGTTGGTCGGCATGTTGGCGGTCACAATCTGGCGCACCGCCGCGCCGACGGCCAGCTTGGCCACGGTGACGGCCAGATTGGTAATATCAGTGGTGCCGACGGCATTCGCGGCCAGCGTCGGATTGGGGTAGGTCCCCTGCAAATCCCCGCCCGCGGCGGAGCCCGTCGAGAGCACGCCGCTCGTCGTCCAGGCGACCCCGTCGTAGGTGTAGATCACCCCGTTGGGTGCCGAGTACTGCTGGCCGTTGGTCGGGCTATTCGGAAAGTCGAGCGCCGCCATGCGCTACCCCATGTTGACCGGCACCCATTGCGACGACGTGCCGTCGTTGTAGTAGACGAACAGTTTCCCGCTGTCCGACCGCCACCAGAGCTGGCCGACCACCGGCGTCGTCGGTGCCGTCGTGCCAATCGCGACCAGCGCCGGCCGGACCCACGCCGAGCCGGTCGAGACATAGAGCGCTTGCTCGGTCGTGTTCCAGTACGTGTCGCCAGAGACGCCGACGGCGGGCGCGCTCGCGTAGGGCGCGGCGTTGGTGATGCCGTAGGCCCGCATCTCAGCCGACGACGACGACCCGGTAGCCCGCGCCGAGATTCGGATTGTATCGCACGGTGACCGTGTTCACCGTGGCGGCATCCCAGTCGACCGTGACCGCGGTGTACGGCGACGCGCCGTTGTAGACGACGACCTGCACATCCCTGGTGTTCAGGTTGTGCGTCACCGTCTCGGGGCTCGCGGTCCCCGTCAGCGCCGCGGCGTACTTGTGCGCGACCGCCGACCCCGTATCCACGTAGGCCCGCGTCGCAATGACCGTCGTATCGACGGCCACGGTATCGGCGGCGACCGTAATCCCGCTACCCGCCCCGACGTCGAACGTGTTGCCGGTGAGCGTGAGGCCGCCCCCGGCGACGTACGTGCCCGCTCCGGAAAACTGCACCCAGGTGAGGCTCGTCGTGCCGACCGTGATCGGCGCGTTCGTCGTCATCACCCACGCCGTGTCGGCGTTGGTCGTGCCCTCGGACACAAAACAGGCCGCGTTCAAGAGGTCGCCCGCCGCCGCGGCATCGCTCGAGCGCGCCCACGCCCCCGCCGCCGCCACGTAGATCCCATTCTCCGCCCCGGCGGTCTGGTTCTTGAGGAGCACCCGGTCCCCGCCGACCGTCGTCACGCCGTCGACCGCGACCAAGCCGCCCGTCGCCACGTTGACATTGGCGGTGGACGCCACCCGCACCGTGTCTTTCCACGCGAGGCCGCTAATGGCGGCATCGACGTAGCCCTTGGTTGAGGCGTCGGTCGCGGCGGTCGGCGTGCCCAAGTTGGTGATCTTGAAGCCGCCCCACGACACATCGACGGTCGGGATGGCGAGCGCCGACCGCGCGATCGCGGCGTGCGCCGCGTTGTCGTGCGTCGGGTTGCCGTGCGTGTGATCCGACCGCGCGATGGTGGCTGCCGCCCCGTTGGCCGACGCCGCGCCAAACGTCTGCTCGGCGGTGATCGCGCCAAAGGCCGGCTCGCCGTGCTTGTGATCCTCGCGGGCGTAGGTGGTGAGGGAGCCCACGACCGGCGCATCGCCAATCGCCTGCGTCGTGACGGTGGTGGCGGGATTGATCGGCGTGCCGCCCTTGGCGGCTTGCCAGGTCGTGCCGTCGTACCAGTAGAACGTATTGTCGGTGGAGTTGAAATACATCAACCCCTTGACCGGCGCTGCGGGTGCACTGCCGAGATTCTGCATCACGGCATTGCGCAGCTCGTTCTTGACGATATCGACGGCGCCGTAGATCGTCGGCATGGCAATCCCCTCCTAACGTGGCGCGTTCATCGATTCGTCTATGCGCGACTTGTCGGGCCGATCCCTCCAGGCCGCGACGTCTGCCATCGCTGCGACAACCGACGGTGCGCGCGACCTGCCCACCTGTTCGTGGGGAGCCGAAAAGACAACGTCGCCGACATGATGGCACAGGGTCGGGGACGTGGGCAGTTTCAGGCTCATGAGAGGTAGGCCTCGCCACCGACCGCGGCCGAGAACGTCAATTGCACGGTGGTGTCGCTCGGATAGCTGACGGCGCCGGGCCAGATCTCTTGCCCCGTCGAATCGATCGCTGAGACATTCGGGCGGAACGACAGCCCGTGCGTGATCGACCACGTGGTCGCCGCGCTCGCCTGCACGTGGCGGTACCCGAGCGCGGGCACGCCGGTCGGCGTCGCCGGCACCCATTGCTGCGACGAGCCGTCGTCGTACCAGACAAACAGCCGGCCGTCGGGGTCGCTGCGCCACCACAGCGCCCCCACCGCCGGACTCGCCGGCGGCGTCGGTCCCACCGCCACGCCCCCGCCGCCCGCCGCCAGCGTCACCCACGCCGTGGCGTAATCCGCGCTCGAGGTCTTCTCGAGTACCTGCCCGGTCGTCCCGCCCGTCGGCACGCCGGGCCCCGCGGGGCCGGCCGGCCCCGGCGGCCCGACCGTCCCGCCACCGCCGCTGCCGCCCGTGCGCCGGGGCGGCCGCCACTGCGGCACGGGTGGCCCGGTAATGGTCGCGCTAGCCATGCCGGCCTCGCATGGCGGGCCGTTCTACTCCGCCGCCCCGGGGGTCGCCTAGTCGGTCGGGCCCGGCAACAACCCGACCACGCCCGCCAACCGCTCGGGCCATTCCCCGCGCGCCGAAAACGCCTCCAACTCCTGGTCGGAGAGTTGCTCGAGCACGTGCAAGTGCAAATGCGCCGTGCGCGCCACCTTGTCCCCGCTCGTCGTCAAGAGCAGATCCGCCGCCCGAATCGCATCCGCGTCCCGCTTGGCCCGTCCGCGCCGCTCGCCCGTCCCGCGATCCTTCACGCCCCCGGCGAGCTCCGCCACATGCTCCATCACCGCCGGCGCCGCCGCCTTCGCCGTCGCCACCACCCCGTACTCGCCCCGCATGACGCGTTCCAGCTGCGCGTCGCGCACGAGCGCCACAATGCGCTGCACCGCCGGATGGCGCAGCGCCTTCATGCCCGCCTGCTGCGTCGTGTACCCAATCGCGCGCGCAATCGCGGCGGCGTCGTAGCCCCCGAGATGCAGCATCGCCACCGACCACAGCCGCGCCGGCGTCGAGCGCCGCAGCTCCTCGAGCGACGCCGTCGTGCACCCCTCCAGCCACGCCCGCGCCGCCGCCTTCTTCTCCGCATGCGACCGCTTGGCCGCCGCCTGCAACGCCGCCACCCGCTCCGCCCACACCTCCGGCGGCGCCCCCAAGTGCGCCTTCACGCCCGGCCCCATGCGCCCCGATGCCATCCCGGCCCGGGCCGTAGCACGGCCGCCGGCTCCTAAGCCAGCGGCCCCCGGCCGGCAGGCGACAGCTTGGGATGCGACCCGGGTCGGGCTCGCGACCGCCCGTCGGTGCTGGCCCCGTCCCGGTCCGGCCGGCCCCCACGCGCACGCGCTGCGCGCGCGCGCTCAAGTGCCACAGGCACTTGCGGCCCCCAGGCAGCCAGCTGGCCAGCCAGCGAGCCAGCTGGCAGGCTAGCAGGCTAGCCTGACAGTG